GCTGTCCGTAAAGGGCGGAGGCGTCGGCGGGCACTGGTCAGCGGTGCGCTCCGTCAGCGGTAAGTCCCCCGGTCCCATCCCCTTCCTGAAGACGGTGGATGCGGACATGACCGCCTACCGTCAAGGCGTCACGCGAAAGGGTAGCTACGCCGCCTATCTTGACGTGTCCCACCCGGACATCTTGGAGTTCCTGCAAATCCGCCTGCCCACGGGTGGTGACCCCAACCGCAAGTGCTTCAACCTCCACAACGCCATCAACATCACCGACGACTTCATGGAAGCCTGCGTCAAAGGTGAGAAGTGGAACCTTGTGGACCCGGACGACGGCAGCGTGCGCGAGACCGTGGAGGCGCGTGACCTGATGCAGCGGATGCTCGAAATCCGCTTCCGAACTGGCGAACCGTACTTCAACTTCATCGACACGGCCAACAAGCACCTGCCCGCGCCGCTGAAGGAGAAGGGCCTGCGCATCCACGGGTCGAACCTGTGCGTTGCGGGACATCAGCGGGTGGTCACCGACAGGGGACTGCTGACAGCAAGGGAACTGTACGAACAAGGTGATGATCTGACCGTGTTCGACAACAACCTGTCCCAGAAGTCTTCGGCCATGCTCTTGGTCGAGCAGGATGCTCCGGTCTTTCGGATCACGCTGAAGAACGGCATGACCCACACGGTCACGGAGTATCACAAGGTCAAGACAGACAGGGGGGATGTCCGGTGTGATGATCTCGTCATCGGTGACCGCGTTCATGTCCAGACGAACAAGGGGTTGTTCGGACAGGTTTCGATGGAAGACGAGGCGTTCTTGCTCGGCTTGTATCAGGCTGACGGAACCCAGCATGAAGCATCCCTCATGCACATGATCGACCTGTGGGAGCCTGATTTCGACCTCATTCCCGAAGTGCAGGAGCGGTTCGACCGCGTACACCACAAGTATGGATGCGACACCTACGAGGTTCGGAACGGAACCGGGGATGTTGTTGGGTCACGGCCTCGCGACCCAGCGAGATTCCGCGACCAGAACACGGGTTGCTCTGATGTGCGGAAGGTCCGCCTTTCCAGCCGCACATTCCACAAGTCGGGGTTGGGATTCGTGAAGGGTTCAGTACCAGACTGGATCTGGTCATCCGATGAAGCGACTCAATGGCAGTACATCCGAGGCTTGTTCTACGCGGATGGCACCGTGAATGTGGGAGGGGGGAAGGGTGCCCCCGTCTACCTGTCGCTGACCAACATCGACAAAGACTTCCTCTCCGACATCCTTCTGATTCTCCGCAATCTCGGCATGAGCGCCAGCCTCTATCTTCACCGTAAGTCAGGCACCGTCATGCTTCCTGACGGGAAGGGGTCACATGCCCCTTACGAGGTGAAGGACGCATGGCGCATCGTCATCGGCAACAAGACCGATGCGTTGGCCTTTGAGGAAGCCACCGGATTCCTCACGAGGAAGGGGGTCAAGATCCCGAAGCGGAAGTACCGGAACAACTCACGCAAGGTCTCCGAAGTCGTGTCCGTCGAAGCCGTGGGGACGGACGACGTGTTCTGCGTGAATGTTGATTCGGAAGACCATCACTTCGTGTGCAACGGGATGGTCACCCACAACTGCAACGAGATCCATCTTCCCACCGGCCCCGACCGCACCGCCGTTTGCTGCCTTTCAAGCCTGAACTTGGCGAAGTACGACGAGTGGAAGAACACCGACATCGTGCGCGACCTCATCCGCTTCCTCGATAACGTCCTTCAGGCGTTCATCGACAACGCCCCCAACGAACTGGCACGCGCACGCTACTCCGCCACACGGGAGCGTAGCCTTGGCCTTGGTGCCATGGGCTTCCACGCCTACCTCCAAAAGAACGGCCTGCCATGGGAGAGCGCCCTCGCCCAAAGCGCCAACATGGAGATGTTCTCCTTCATTCAGGAGCAGGCGGTGGCCGCCTCCGAGGAACTGGCGCTTGAAAGGGGAGAATACCTCGATGGCTACGGCAGCGGTCGCCGCAACGCGCATCTGCTGGCCATCGCCCCTAACGCAAACTCCAGTATCATCCTCGGTATCTCGCCATCCATCGAGCCGTGGAAGTCCAACGCCTACACGCATCGCACCCGCGCCGGTAGTCATCAGGTCCGCAACCCCGCCTTGGTGACCCTGCTTCAGGACCGCGTAGAAGACCCTGTAGAGCGCGAGAAGGTCTGGTCGAGCATTACCACCCACGCAGGCAGTGTGCAGCATCTAGACATCCTCTCCGACTGGGAGAAGGACCTCTTCAAGACCGCCTTCGAGATTGACCAGCGTTGGGTGGTGGAGCACGCCGCCATGCGCCAACAGTTCATCTGTCAAGGACAGTCCGTCAACCTGTTCTTTCCCGCTGGGTCGGATAAGAACTACGTTCTGACCACGCACATCAAGGCGTGGAAAGACGGCCTCAAAGGGCTCTACTACCTGCGCACATCCGCAGGGGTGGACGCGGAGCGTGTCTCCGGCAAGGTCGTGCGTGTGGCGTTGAAGGATTATGTCGAAGGTGAGGAGTGTCTGTCATGCGAGGGTTGATGAAGTACAACGTGGCTTTTCGTCCATTCCAGTACCCATGGGCGATGGAGGCCACCGAAGCGCACGAGAAGATTCACTGGGGCACATGGGAGGCGGAGCTTCAGGAAGACGTCTCTCATTGGAAGGGCGGCCATCTCTCTAAAGTAGAGAAGACGCACATCACCCAGATCCTGCGCCTGTTCACCCAGAGTGACGTGCAGGTGGGTGGCAACTACTGCGACCTCTTCATTCCGAAGTTCAAGAACAACGAGATTCGGAATATGCTGCTTTCATTCGCCAATAGGGAGGGCGTCCACCAGCGCGCCTACGCCCTGCTGAATGACACCCTCGGACTTGCCGAGGCAGAATACTGGGCCTTCCTTGAATATGAGGAACTGGCCGCCAAGATTGAGTTCATGCAGGACAACGATGTCAGCACCAAGGGCGGCCTTGGTCGTGCGCTTGCGCAGTCCGTGTGCAACGAGGGTATGAGCCTCTTCAGCGCCTTTGTGATGCTGCTCAACTACCAGCGTTTCGGCAAGATGAAGGGCATGTGTACCATCGTGGAGTGGTCCATCCGCGACGAAACCATGCACGTCCAGTACATGGCCAAGCTCTTCCGCACCTTCTGCGAGGAGAATCCCCGCATCGTCAATGACACCTTCAAGGCAGGCATCTACGAGATGTACGAACGCGCCGTGGACTTGGAGGATAAGGTCATCGACCTCGCCTACCAGATTGGCGAACCAGAGGGTCTGAACGCCGATGAGGTGAAGCAGTACATCCGCTACATGGCAGACCGCCGCCTTATTCAGCTAGGTTTGAAGGGTATCTTCGGTGTGAAGGACAATCCCCTACCGTGGCTGGATTGGGTTCTCAACGGCGACACCATGTCGAACTTCTTCGAGAAGAGGGTTACTGACTACTCCGCCAATGGACTGGCAGGTGACTGGGCTTGGGAAGGCTAACGGAGGTATTGTGCAGGAGATACTTGACCTTTTCGTAGGTCTGCTTGGCTTTCACTACATGACTCTGGCCAACAAGCCAGACATCACCGACGCTGAACGAGAACACTGGGAGAAGGCGGCACATCTGCTTGAACAATGGGTCGATGCGAAAGCGCCCGATAAAGAGGACGAATACGAGTACGACCCGGATGAGCTTCCTTCGACCACTGCCACGGATGGTCTTGTGTACGATTGGATTCCAGAAGAAAGCCGCTTCGAGCGGCATGATGGCTATGTGCCCACCGAACAGGGCATCTACATGCAGTTAAAGGGCGAGTTGGTCCTGCACTGCAAGTTCCCGCCCGGTCTTCCGCATACATGGCCGTTTCCTGACGGTTATTGGGCAGGCGGTATCGGAGAGGACGGTAACATCATCCTATTCGTGGATTGACCTCTCAAGTGCTCCTGATTGACCTCTCATGTCCTCCGAGATATGAGGGGCCTTGTACTATTTGGGAGGCGACGTGAAAACATCGCGGACAGACGTTTCTGGGGCCATCGCAAGGATGGATGCGTTCGTAAATGCCTTGACCGGAGCGGGCGGTGCGGACGACAAGGGTAGCCGCTGGAACGTGTCCGAGGTTTACGACACCATCCCATTTGGGCATTTGCAAAGCGCATATCGGGCAGGCACCTACGTGCCAACACTGGTGGACCTTCCCGCTGACGACGCGACCAGCGGTGGAATCAACGTCACCAACATTGGCGACCGCAAGAATCTGGAAGACACACGTTGGATGATTGAGGACACCCGTTTGGGGGTCTTGAGTGCTCTGAATAAGGCCGTCAAGTTCTCCCGTGCCTACGGTACCGGCTACATCATCCCCATCACCGTGGACGACCGACCTCTCGATAAGGCCCTTAATATGGAGTCTATCGTCGAGATTTCGCAGATTCTCATCCTGACCCCGCACGAGTGCGTCAAGCAGGATGTCTTCGCCAACGAGTACGGCGCATCTCCGGTTTACGAGCCTGCGACCTACACTTTGGCTCTCCCTTCGCTGTCCATGACGCTACCATCCAAGTGGTCAAAGGCTCTACAGGGCGCTGGACAAATCCACGCCAGCCGCGTCATTCCTATCACAGGCAACGACCTCTCCATCACCGAGACGCACGAGCATTGGGCGTTGGGACACTCCGTGCTTCAGGCCGCGTGGTCGGCATTGGGTAGGATGGAAGGCGTAGATTCCGCAGCGTCCTTCCTCGCCCAAGAGATGAAGATGGACGTGGTGCGAATCTCCGACCTTGCCGCTATTGCCACGGGCGACTCCGCTGCCCTGTTCCAACAGCGCCTCCAACTGCTGAAGCAGGGTAAGAGCTACCTCGGTCTTATCGCCCTTGGTGAGGGCGAGGAGTACGAGTCCCGCGCAGCGCCTGTTGCAGGTTTCAAAGACCTTACCCAGACCTGCCGCGACGCGCTGGTGGCTGCATCCCGTATCCCAGAGGCCATCTGGCTGGCCAAGGCGTCCAGCGG